TCCAGTCTAAATAATTATCGGTATTTTGTATTTCAAGACTAGGATTAAACAGCGGTAATATTTGCTCTAATATCTGCATCTTTTGATTGGTATTACTGGTCCATATATCTAAATTGATACTTAATTTGTACGGAGATGGCATGTAGCGTTCTATAGTAAAAGCGTTGCCCTGTGTGGTTTCATAAGTATTTGTTGATTGATCATAGGTTCTTTGACGAACAGATTTATTATCCACATAAGTGGGATTTTGCATACGAGGACGATCATAATCTAATCCGGTAATATAAAATGTCATCAAGGGAGTACTAGGCATATTGCTAGCGGAATTTTGTTGTATAATTGTTTGTGCTTGCCGACTAGAGTCACCATAGCGTACCGGAATACGATAAAGTGTATCTCCAGTGCCAGCCGCCCCGGATTCATTGCGCCCAAATTCAACAAAAAACCCGCTGAACATTCTAGCTATCTGTATCAAATATCTACGTATCTGAGAATCGTAAAAAAAAGACTGTGCCATTATTATTTTCCTAAAGGAGGTGGGTTGGGTGGCAAATTGCCCCCGTCGTTGCCATTGTCGGCCTGCGGTCTTAGCATCTGGCTTAGGCTTTGTCTACTAGGTATATTGCCCTGATCACTGGTGTTTGTGGTATATGGGTTATTCACAAAACTGCTACGCTGTGTTTCGTTACTTGTGCCCCAATCTAACGGAGTTCTAACATTGTCACTGATAGCCTGCCATCTAGCGCCGTCAAATCTAAACAGTCTATTGGGAAAATAATCTAATCTCAAACAATAATCTCCATTTGATGCTGGTGAAGGAAAGCTCACACCAGGTGTTACTGGTAGTCCATTGGGAGCCTTATCGTCTCCTGTTAAGTAGCCCATGGTATATCCAAATGTAGATGGGCTAGTCTGTGCGTCTAGTTGATCGGGGTTGGATTGATGACCAAACAAGCCATCTTCTGTGCCGGGAACAATATAAAATGATACATTATCGTATCCACTAAGCGGCACATCTACATTGGCCTGTACTAACAGTGCGTCATTAATCTCTAAATCTTTATTTCTAGTTGAGTCGACATCGCCTACTGTGGTTGGTTTTTCTATTAATGCCCAGTAAGTAGGATCGTGTATATCTGTTCCTGGCGGTATATTTTTAGTAGCTTCGTAGTATTTTCCACCATTATCGACGGTCATGCCAGCAGGATAAAAATTACCCGAATCCCAAATATTATCTGGCATCAATGGTTGATTTATTATTTGTTGAAACTCTTGAGCATTGACCATTGGAGTGGCTTTGACACGCCAAGTATGCGGTAACCACGTCTGACTAAAACCTTCCGAAGCATAGTTGGCGTCTTGTATCACATAATATCGTGGCAAAGCTCTGGATATATTACTGTTTAACGGATAATAATCCTTTAAGTTAGGCAACTCTAAAACATCACCCGCCATGAGTTTGCGTCCAAAACTATCTATCATATCGTTATAATGTGTGGTCAAGAATAGTGTATCGTTTTGTAAAAATAGACCAAATTGTGTTAGATTAAAATCAATGTCTTGATTGGTATATACCATACGCATGATGTATATGTCAGGCGCATACGCTCTATCTCTATTTTCTAATAACAGTAAATCCTCTATAAACAAGGGATTTTGGCTTGTATAAACCGGCAAAGTCGCATCACTGTTTCCGGGATTATCACTAGTGTCGACAATGGGTCCCATGTATTTGTGTACATAAACATCCACGCCGCCAACTTGGTACCTTTCTGATATTGTACGATCTAAAAATTGGTAATCATTGGTTCTGTTTGGTTTATATAATGACAACCTAGGCACTTGTAACTCCTTGTGCTAATTTTTTAGCAAGTTTATTTTTCTTCATAGTGGCAGTTCTGTGAGCAATTTCTTCGGCCGTCATTTTGTAACCAAATCTTCCGTTTTTACTACCAGAACATTTTCTTTTTTCAATATGTTCTGCTGATTGTTTTTTGCCTTTCATTGCCGCACTTTGCTTTGCTTTTGACTCTGCTGTTCTAATAACACCTTTGTGCGAAGCACTAGCATTTTTGCGATGTTCATCAGTCCATTTTTTGCCGTATGCAGGATGATTCGACCCTTGTTTTCCGTACATAGGATTGCCGGCTCCGGACATTCTTATACTTTTAATTTTAGACCCAGCTACTTTAATATTTTCGAATATTCGTCCAGTAACCTTGTATCGCTCTTGTCCAGATTTTTCACGATATAACATGCAACTAAAGGCATTCCACATTTGATATTGGTGTTTTTTAGAACTTACCATTTTAGTCAGTAGCCAATGAGCTATAAAATGCTCACGAGCAGTGAGCTTAACCAAATTATTCTGCTCGTCTGTTCCCTGTAAACTACGCGGAATAATATGATGTGTTTCGCTATAGCTAGTTAAAAATGCCCGTGTTTGGGCACGATTGATAATATCGTAGTACCAACTAGTATATTTGTTATCAATGAACGGCATAATAAGTATTTAGCAGATAAACGGTTGACTAATTATTACCAAAATTGTATAATTACTAGTAATATGGATAACTTAATAGAGAGAGTTAGTCGAGCTGTAGAAAATATAGCTGCAATCAAAAGCAAGCAAGCTAGGGTTGACTTGTTAAAAATGATTAAAAATGTAGATCATGAACTCAATAATTTAAATAAAGAATCTGTAGAGTGTCGTAGATTAAAACGAGAAACAGCAAAATATCAGGAAATTAAAAAACAAGCAACCAAAATGTTAGAAGATGTTGAATCCTATATAACGTTTGCAGTATTATTAGGTTGACTTTACTTCACTTTACTACTATACTATTAAAACTATGGCCAAACACGAAATTACAATTAAAGCATTAAATCCCAAAACTGCCGAAGCAAAGCACATTGGGCCCGAACCTGTTTGGAAAATACAACCAGACACAAGCAATCGAATCGCTAAATTAGCCACTGCCTTTCAGTGGTATAATTATCACTATGGTAAAAAAGACGCCAAAGAGATGATTGCAAATTATTTAGATTTTAATAATCGAAATCGCGACGCTAAATTAATTCGAGGACTTGCTGACAGCAATATACAACCTACCATTGGGTGGGTAAGTCGTATGACATTGGTGGGATTGCAATTAACTGAAGATGAAGAATTAATCCTACAAGAAGAAATCACTAAACTTCTAAAGATGAAACAAGAAATTAAACGTGTAGTCAGTGAAGCGGAAGTGACACAGCAAAAAACAACTATTCAAGATCATTTGCGTGATAGAGTAAGCGAATGTGCTGGCGAATTAGAAGGTTTATTTGATGACTTTATAGATTCGGGTGCTAAAATGACCGCCGATTTTAAACCTATTGCTTTGATTCGTGGAATGAACGTGGCTCCACAAATGATAAATCACATTTCCGCAGTATGGAAATTGAGATTAGACGAATTTAATGAAGTATTAGAAGGCAAAGACGAACAACTGGTAGAAGGTTATAGCCATTTGACCAAATTACAACTCAAAAACTGTGTGAAATTTTGCGAAACTGTGATCAACGACTGCGCCAGCTATGTACAGATCAAGAAAGTTGAGCGCAAACCCAGAGCCAAACGAGCTGTCAGTCCAGAAAAACTCAGTTCAAAGTTTAAATATCTCAAAGAATTTGCGGATCTTAACTTGAAATCTGAAGCAGTCAGCAAATTAGTAGGAGCTTCAGAAGCTTGGTTATATGACATAATAAGACGTAAATTGATACACGTAATGGCAGACCCTCATGTGGGAACATTTACTGTGAAAGGCAGTAGTTTGGTAGCTTTTGATTCAGTGACAACTGTACAAAAAACGTTACGCAAGCCAGCTGAACAGTTAAAAGCTATTATGTCAGCAGGAAAACCAGCGGCACGTAAGATATTCAACGAAATCAATGCTACTGAAATTAAATTTAGTGGCCGAGGCAATGAAAATCTAGTAATACTGAAAGCTTGGTAACCAACTAAATATAAGGACAAGGAGTCCTTATGGCACTGGAATCGCAATCTACATTAGAAACACTCAAACAAAATCTATTTGAATATGTTAAATTACAACTAGCTGATCAAATAGTAGATATTGAATTAGATCCTGCTCACTTTGAATCAGCTTATGTGAATACTATAGGCACTTATAGACAGAGAGCGGAAAATGCCTATGAAGAAAGTTATAGCTTCATGGAGTTGGTACAGAATGTAAGTATCTACGACCTTCCTCAGGAAGTGATACAAGTAAGACAAGTATTCCGCAGAACATTTGGCGATTCAACGGGTCCTTATGCCAGTAATTTTGACCCGTTTAGTCAAGCTTCATTAAACGTGTATCTCATGAATTTTAACGTATCAGGCGGGTTAGCCACGTATGATTTTTATAGTCAGTATGTAAAACTGGCTGGGCGTATGTTCGGAGCTTACATGAACTATACTTGGAATTCTGTTACAAAAAAATTACAATTAGTGCGTGATCCCAAAGGATCGGGAGAAACTGTACTGCTTTGGACTTATAATATGAAACCAGAAGTAAACCTCTTACAAGATTTCCAAATCAAACAGTGGATAAAAAACTTTATATATGGCAACTGCAAGCTAATTATAGGCGAAGCTCGTGAAAAATATGGCAGCATTAACGGACCACAAGGCCCAACTACTTTGAATGGTACCGCCATGAAAGCTGAGGGAATGGCTATTATGGAAAAATGTTTTGAAGATTTGAAAAACTATATAGATGGTAGTCAGCCTCTGACCTTCATTATTGGATAATTGGTTAAAATCTATCATAATGCAGATGATTGGGTAAACTCTTATTATAAAATATCTAAATTTGTGTTATACTTAATGTATGGCACAACATTTAATGATAGACATAGAGGGACTGGCAACTACACCAGACGCTACTATATTAACAATAGCGGCACAGAGTTTTAATCCATTTGGCACTGGCTATTATCTCGACCGTAACTTTTATTGCCGAGTGACCATCGAAAGTCAGGAAGATAGAGAAGTCAATAACGAAACTATCGAATGGTGGGCCACTCAAGGTGCCGCTCAAGAAGAAGCATTTAACGAAGAAAATAGAATACCATTAGAAGAAGCCTTAGATGGTCTTTATAAACTGGCGTGGCAACATGATTTTATATGGGCCCAGGGTCCTACTTACGATATAAACATTTTAGAACATGCTTATCGTAGCCGTAATAAAAAACAACCGTGGCAGTTTTACAAAATTCGTGATTGTCGTTCTGTAATCTCACTTTGGCCTGACTGCCCAACACCTCCAACAAGCCACCACGCACTTGAGGATTGTCGTAGACAAATCGAGAGATTACAAATGACACTTAAACATTTAGAAATAAAGGACATTAAATGATTATTGGGATTGTGGGTCTAATAGGCAGTGGCAAAGATACCATAGCTGATTATCTTCAGAATATCTATGGATTTCGTAGAGAATCTTTTGCCAGTACGTTGAAAGATGCTGTGTCTGCTGTTTTTGGCTGGGACAGAGCTATGTTAGAAGGCCGTACTAAATCCAGTAGAGAGTGGCGAGAACAAGTAGATGCCTGGTGGGCAGAAAGACTAGACATGCCAGAATTGACCCCACGTCTAGTGCTACAGCGTTGGGGTACAGAAGTAGCACGTAAAAGTTTTCACGATGATATCTGGATTGCCAGTCTAGAAAATAAATTGCGTAGCACACAAGATGACGTAGTTATCACTGACTGTAGATTTCCCAATGAAATACAATCTATTAAAAATGCCGGAGGGAATGTAATACGAGTAGTTCGCGGGCCAGAACCAGAATGGTATCGGTTCGCAGAGATGGTCAATCAAAAATCCAGCCCCACACTTGAACACAGCTGGGCCCAGGTCAAGCTGGACAAATTCAACGTACATGTGAGCGAAACTGCCTGGGCCGGCACTGAATTTGATCACATATTGGATAATAATCTAGACGGGTTAGATAATTTATACGAGCAGATCACACGTCTGGTTCAAGATCTCCGTGATGCCAGATAAGATTAGCTTTTTCTATATCTACTCTACAATTTAAGCAAATAGTTTTTAAATTACGAATCGCACTGTTATTCAAATTACCATCAATGTGAAATACCATTAACTGTGCTGAATATCTAGCCTTGAATCCACATTTATCACAGGCAGGTTTTTTCTTATAGCCATTTAACTGCCACTTAGGAGTGGGTTTCGGGATTCTCTTTTTTATAGCATTGCATACACTACAACGACTCAAGTAATAATATTTGCCTTTGCGCTTACAATTTATTGCTCTTGGCCTTTGATTGCACGCAGGGCATATAGGTCTAGGATCCATAATTTTACGTATCCGTGTAGATTAATTTGTTCTTCTCTATCAGTAAGTATAGCATACAGTTATTTATTAAGCGAACCAGACAGTCTGGTGTTCTTAACTGCCCAGATTTTTGATTATAAACTAAATATTAATAACAAATTATAAAGGATTAAACGATGGCACAAACATTAGTCTCCCCTGGCGTAGAAGTTACAGTAGTTGATCAAAGTCAATACTTGCCCGCCGCAACTAACTCAGTTCCGCTAGTAGTAATAGCTACAGCGTCAAATAAATTATCAGCAGATGGTTCAGGTGTAGCCACAGGAACATTGGCAGTTAACGCAGATAAACTTTATCTAGCTACTAGCCAACGTGCGTTGAGTAACTATTATGGATTGCCATTCTTTTATCAAACCACAGCAGGAACTCCTATTAATGGATACGAGCTTAATGAATACGGTTTACTGGCAGCTTATTCAGCCTTGGGTGTTACCAATCAGTGCTATGTATTACGTGCCAATGTAGATTTGACAGTACTTACCGCAAGCCTCAATCGTCCACTAGGCTCGCCAGCTAATGGTACTTACTGGTTAGATACACTGGATACACATTGGGGCATATTTCAATGGAATTCAGCTACTAACAATTTTACCAATCAACTTCCTTTAGCCATAACTAATACTGAATATCTATATTCTGAGTCTACTGTACCATTACAAACATATGGTAGCATAGGACAATATGCTGTGACAACCACTAGTACCAGCAATCCGGTTTATTATAAACGCGGCGGACCTACTTCAGCTCAAGCACCAGACTGGTCACAAGGACCTTGGACTGCCGACCAACTTTATAACACTTGGGTGCTGGTAGGAAGTACAGAATGGCAAACAGCTTGGGCCACAGTTCAAGGCCAAGCTACTCCAACGTCATTGACAGCAGGAAATATTATAATTAACGGTATTACTATTGCGATAGCATCCGGTAACACAGTAACTGATGTAACTACTCTTATCAATAATACTGGTATTACTGGAGTATATGCTGCTAACATTAGTGGTTCATTAAATTTATATTGTGATAGCACTGCTAATTCCGGCGAAGGTACAATTACACTAGCTGGAAACAGCGCAAGTCTTATTGCTTTGGGGTTGACAGCAGGTACATATAATGCTCCTATCTTCCAAGCCAGTCCGAGTTATACAGTCCCGCAGTGGGCTACATACAGCGGTAGCACAGCTGAGCCAACTGGTTCTGTTTGGATGAAAACATCTAATGTTAATCAAGGCACAGAAATTATAATTAAAAAATATAATTCCACACTGGGAGTATATGTTACACAATCCTGTCCTGTTTATGGCAGCGACGCATTGGCCTTATATGGATTAGATCCATCGGGCGGTGGCGCAACTATTGCTGCTGGATCTACCTACGCACAGAGCATTCCTTTTGACAACGGTACAGCTGGTTTATTGCTGTTGGAACGCTTCTCAACAGGATCGACAATTATTGCAGGTAGTAATACTACTCAAACTTTTATAAACGGTAATACATTTACCATCAGTGCTACACAGCCTGGTACAGCAACTTTAACCACAGCAACTGCCACGATAAATGGCACTACTACAAGTGCGTTCATTGCGGCAGTTAGCGCAACAAATATCCCTAATGTTAGTGCTACTGTTAACTCTGCTGGAAATA